GAACCTAGAAAAGAATATAGTGAGGATAATCAAAGACAAATTAACAGATCTATCAGTTTGATTGTTGAACAATTAAATGCTACATACCTAACACAATTAAAAGAAGATCAAGAAAGATTTACCTGGTTTGTAAATTAAATGGCTAATATTTATAAAAATGCAAAACACGATTTTACTGGTACAAGTAATGTTGCTGTATATACAGTCCCAGAAAACTCTAGAGCTATTGTAAAATCTATTTTAGTAACAGATGATTCAGGTAGTGGGGATTCTATTCAAGTTGATTTAGTTACACCCGCTTCAGCAGGGAGTGCGGTATTTAATTTATTTAAAGCACAATCAATAACATCTAATCAATCATTACAATTAATAACAGAACCATTAATTATGATGGAAGGTGAAATATTAAGAATGACAGCAACTACCGCAGATAGACTATTTGCTATCGTTTCTATATTAGAAATAAACAGAGAGGACTTATAATGCCATTTGTAAAACAAAAATCAGAAAAAATATACGAAAAACAAATAGATGGTAAAACGATACCAGTTATTACTCCTGAAGTAATATTGACTATTACACATAAAGAAACTGGAAGAGAGTATCTTTCAGAAAAAGAAGCAGAAGACGATATTAACAGCCCACATACAAGCACTACTAAAGATGATATTAAGAGAGATGTTGAAGTAAAAATAGCAGAAATGCCTCCTCTTGGTGGATCTAGTGAAATGTAAGTTGGTTGACTAGAGCGTAAAAACCTAGTAAATTAAGAGTATTGGCTTATAAACAAGAGTAGCCACCTTGCTATGGAATTCATATTTGATAAGAGCCAACTACAAGATATGCACCAAATCATATCCTTGTACAAAGAGTTTGATAAATATAAAGAGTTTACACGAGAAGAGCTATATTATCACATACTCCCTTCTATTAAATTGAATCAATATAAAATAATTAAGGAGAACAACAACGTGGTAGCATTTGCTAACTGGGCTTATTTAGATAGTAACTCTGAGAAAGAGTATAAACAAACAGGTGATTTTTCTAATGAGTCTTGGAAAAGTGGAGATAACCCTTGGGTAATTGATGTTGTTTCTAAAATTAATGGTGGTAAAATAACCCATTGGTTAAGGCATAATTTTAAAAAAGTTAATTGGATGAGATCCGATAACAATTTTAAATTTTATAGAACAAGTAAAAAAGGATTTTAATGTCAAAAGTAGTTAAAAAAATAACTAAACCCGTTTCAAAAGTATTAGATAAAGTAATTCCTAATGAGATAAAACCTTTCCTACCCTACGTTGCAGCAGCTGTACCTTTTTTAGCTCCCGCTAGTTTTGGTGCTGGTGCAGGATTAGGTGGTTTATTAAAAAGAGGTTTACTTACAGGTGCCTTACCTAATTCTTTAGCTCAATTAGCACAAGAAGGTAATGAAGGTGAGTTAAATATGTTATCTACATTGATGGCAACTGGCGCCGGTGCGATGACCGCGGGTGGTGCTGGAGATACTTTAAGAGGTATGATGAATCCAGGTGAAGCTGTGCCAATTCCAAGAGGAAATGTACCTGGTATGTCTGGTGGTTTTAAATATGATACTTCAGGATTAACAGGATTAGATAAAGCTAAAAACTTTTTATTAAAAGGTGGTGCAAAAGTAGCTGACGCAGCAGGTGGTGCAAGAGATGTTTTACAAAATCCATTTGAAGAAAGTGTAAAACTTTCTGATATAGGAAAAGCAGCAGCGTTTCCAACATCACAAGCAACAGGTGATTTAGCTTATGCAGAAGGAGTTAAAGCATTAAAAGAATTTAACGCAGCAGAAGCTGCAAAACAAGTAGCAGAAGCAGCACAAAAAGCTGGTATGGACCAAGAATACATTGATGCAATTACAAGTTCT